ACTGTTATCTCCATTTTGATTTTTACCTCTCTGATTCTAATAAGCAGCAAACCAGCTTGTTCGCCAATTTCTGAAATTGTAGTCCTGCCAATTGAATGTGTTCTTAACTTCCGGCTTCGTTACCTCAATTACTTCTTCGGTTTCAGATTCCTTATCATCGGTTTTTAAGTCAACCGGATGTTCCTCCAAATATTTCTTAGCTGCATTATCGCATGCCGCTTTCATCTGATCACTTGGTTCATATTTGATATTCGAAATCTGTGGCATATCAAGATGTAAGTTTGGTGTACAAGCTAATGCCGGAACAGCTGTTGTAAGTGCTAATCCAGTAGCTAAAACCATTGCTGTTAATTTCTTCTTCATATTCTTCTCCTTTACTCGAACGCATCTCGATTGTGTTTCCAAGCTATATAGGCATCCATCATAGCCGCAACAGCATCAATCTTTTGATCGCGTCTCTTTTTCAATAATTTTCTGTTACCGTTCGTATCTTCCAAGGTAATACAATTTCCCATAGCAAATGTCATAAGCTCCTCATCAAATAGAAGCATTCTTTCTTCTGATAACTTCTTAAGTTCTCCAAGCGGAACAGATTCTGTTTTTGCACCCTGTATTACTTTTTCTATTCCAAACGGTCCATTTTCCTGAGCCCACCGTTCAACAAATTCTTTTGCATTATATGGGTCATAGCCAAATGCTCTTACGTCATATCCAGACTGAATAATATAATTATCCAAATCTTCGTAGACTTCCATCATATCTAGTACAGTACCATCAAGTACCATCAGGCTTCCCTCTTCGATGAATTGATTGTATTTAATTCTCATTGCTGCTGGGAGTTTCATAAGAGTTAGCTCAGTGATGTAATTTCGAGTTTTTACACCAAACGAGCCATTTGATAATGGGAATAAGAACGTGAATGCACAGAAATCATCACCCTGCGAAAGGTCGCATCCGACCGAGCAAGGCATATTCCAATACGTCCTGTATTTATGAGGGAGCGTTTCTTCATATGTGAAGTAATATGTATATCCTTCCATTGGTAAACCGAATCTTTTAGCTAAGATATCGTTTCGAGCTGCCGGTGCTTTCTCAGCTCGCTCAACGTCTAACTGATATGTTTCATAGCTAACCGTTTTTCCTAAATTAGGATTGGCTTTTAACCACATATCAGGATTTCCAACCTCATCGATGGAATCCAGTTTATACCACCATATAGACACATGGGGATTCTCATAATCACCTTTTAGGATATCCATCAATTCCATTTTGATTGTATCGCCTGCTCCATTTCGGACAGTACCTTCTGAACTTATGGCGACAATCAGATAGTCATCCACTTTAGAGGCTCCCTGCTCAATTGCGCCTATAACGTCTTCTCTGATATCCCCAGAAAGCCATTCGTCAACAGTCGCTACTTTCAATTGAAGTCCCTGAAGCTTATCTATCCTCATTGGACGAATTTCAAGTAACGAGCCAGTGAGGAAATTCTCTATTCCCTTTTTTGTTGAAGCCAATTTCACGCGATTTGCTTTTGAACCGGTGGTATTCTGTATAGAACCTTCGGTTAAGAATTTGTAGAATGGTCCTCTTGATCTGGTAATAGCAGTTCTGATTGGCGATAATACTTCTTCTGCTTGTTTCATCGTCGGAGCTGTTGTAATCTGATGAGTTGTTGTGATGTCCACATTCAAGAAAAAGTTCTGAAGACAAGAACCATACATTGATTTTGCGGCGCCTCTGGCAACAATTAGATACTGTTTATTAACCAATCGTTTACGTATTAATTTCGTAACATAATGTCCACCACTTCCGTCTTCGGAAGGTTCATATACGCTACGCTCAACAAAATAATACCAGCCAAAAATTTCCTCAGACCATAGTTTGAATGAATCCAACAAATTCATATCAGATCCATCTGTTAGAGTTAATTCATTTTCACAGTATAAAATAAATCCCTCAACTGCTTGATCATCATAATAATATCTCGGATCATCAATCAAACGGTCAATTCGATTCATTTCCAAATCGATTTCTCTACATACCGGAATCTCTCCTCTAATTACGGCATCTCGAAACATGCCGTAGTATTTCGGAACGGCAGTGTTTGATAATGCCATATTTATTTAGCTCCTTTTAATCGTCGTCTTTGTCATCTGGTGAGACTTTCCAGAATTTGCCGATTTTTTTATTATCATTTGCCTGAAAAATTCTGGCACTTTCTTCTTTGCCAACTGTTTTATCAAGATACTTTTTTGTCTCATTTAAAACCACACCTGTTACGACGGCTTTAGTCGCTTTTTTAGGAGCTTCTTTGAGTCCTTCTTCAACTCCCTCTTTTGCTCCTCGAATAGCACTGTTGACATATTCTTTTCCTTTCGCTACGGCTTTCTGATTCAAATCTTTAACTTTTACACCTCTAAACTTCGAAATCACACTGCCAATCTTTTCTGGATTCTTGTGAACGTAATAAGCCGCTGCTGCCACTGTTGCCACTCCGATTCCAACTCTAGCAACTTTCCGCATCTGATTTTTTCGCTGTGCTATTTCCTGTGGGGTTTGACTTTTATTGTGACTTGATTTTATCCGTGCTCCATCTTTATTCTGGTAACGCCGAACGCCCCACTTCATACCTTTTACACCGTGATGCTCTAAAAAATCGTTATCCATTTTGATTCTCCTTTCCACCAGTATCCGCCTCAACATTCAACCGCCATTCGTATTCGTTAATCTGTGCTTTATAGCATTCGATTACCGCCGAACTAAGAGGTGGGTCAAACATTAATTTTACTTTCATAAACATGTAGGTCTTAACAAGCTCAAGAACACTTTCGTCGTTGATGAACTCATCCCATTTGGCATCTTTGTTTTTGATACGAAACATCTTATTGGGTCCGACACCAAGTTGATGAAGAATTGAAAATACAGAATTGATATGCGTGATAATATCGGAATCGAATTGCTCGTATTCTTCTACAATTCCGAGCATCTTTTTTATAGAAGTTAATATGCTTTCCAAACGTATCACCCCTTAATTGATATCCACAAACTCTTTCATGCAATATCCATCAATTCCATCCGGTGTTAAAACAGAATAAAACAGTTCATGTTCGAAATCCAAATCGATTAACAATTCTGTTTCTACCGGAACGATGTCTACTACCTCAGACTCTTTACTAGGCTCTTCTCTGATATTTAATCTTTTACATCCGACCACCACGCCAACAGTCGGAGTACTCTTCTTTTCATTACTCATATATACCTCTACTTTCTCCATGGACACGTATCGTTTCTTGTTCTAACAATTGGCGCCGATGGCAATAATGATTCGTCACCATAATGAATAGCATTGTGTGTATTCAAGACAGTGCTTATTAAAAATTCTGGATCTAACAATTCCTCTTTTCGATGTAAAACGTCGTCTATTGAAAAAGGATTCATATGATGAACGATAATCTTGCCATGTATGTCATATCCGTCCATCCCCAAATCGCATCCATTATCTCGAATAATTACAGTTTTTCTTACGGCTTTCCATTCGTCCGAATTGTAAAATACTTGATTTAGGTATCGGTCAAAGCCAAATGTTTCAACACCTACAATTCCGTCTAATCGCAAGTATTCGAACCGTTCTCTGAAAGTCTGCAAACGCGATAATTCGCTATAAGTCCTCAACATCTTCAATAGCTCCTTGTCCGCTATACCCCCGAAACGCATTAAGCGCATCTCTATACAATTCTTCTGAATGTTCTGCCGATTGAATATTTTTGGTTTTAGCTTTGATAAGGTCTTTCTGTTCCTGTAATATTTCTTTTTCAAGACGTTCTTTTGTCGAACCCAATTTTAAGAAATGAACTATCATCTGTGAGGATGCAGTACCATTCAATAATCTTTCCTCTGCCAAATCTACAGCTAAAGAAATCAACTGATTCTCTCTTGCTTCTGGTGTAAATGCCGGTCTAAGCTTTTGTTGTTCTACTGTTTTCTTTTCCTTAGGTTTTGCCATGATTACTGCCTCCTTTCTTTATCTTTCATACATCTTTTAGTAGTGTTTAAGTGAGATGACATAAGACGCTATCGGTATATTCACTGAAAGGAGGTTTCAATCACAGAAAAAGATGAGCCACGATCTTGTCTATTTGTTACATTTCGAATCTTATATCACCCCACTTAAACACTACTAATTGGGAACTGTTTTCAAAAATACCCCTCCGGAGAAAAAATAAAGACCGCCGCGATGTGAGAGGGGGTATGCATTTTTTAGCACCCCCCTACCTTTGAATTCATTTCACATCAATCACATCGTTCTCGTTTAGTTCTGTGACCAAACATTCTATTCTTAGAATCACACTTGTACACTTTTGATTTCTTTCTTTACTTTTTTGTAAATATTGAGGAAATCATATTTAATTATTTCATCTATTGCTCTTTCAATTTCTGCATCGTTTTCTTCATCTGAAAACTGATCAGAAGTTCGAGCAATTCTTCCTAAATACGCAGTTGAATGATAACCTTTTTCTTCATCGAACATCATCCATTGAGTGAACTGTTCAAACGGATCAAAAGGATTGTCATTCGTAGTTAATGCACATCTGTAAGCCATGTCCTACTAAGCTCACTCCTTTCCATTCAGATACTTGACAACAGTTGACGAAGAGATTCCAAGTGCGTCAGCAATTTCAGATGTACTGTAGCCAGATGCACTAAGTGCAGCGATACGATTCTGCTTCGCTTTACTTATTTGTGTTGTTGCACGAGGTGTTGCTCGTTGTCTCACTGTATCAATATTTGTATTATTTAAAATCTGTGCTAACTTGTTCTCACTGATTGCTCCTGCCTGAATTGCTTCCCATTCACGGTCAGTGATATCGATACTTGTTCTACTGGCACCGACTTGATTTCTAGCTTGAGTTAATGCTTGCTGACTTGCTTTCTTAACTTCAGCTTTCGTCATATCAGGATTCTCTTTTTTCTTAGCAGCAACAGTCGCATTTGCTATTGTCTGAGCTTGCCGTTCTCGTGGTGCATTCCTAAGAGCCAGGTTAAGTTTTGCATCAAGGGATTTCACTTCTGACTGATAGGCGGTCTTTGCCGATGCTGAATAGGCTATCTTACCGGTACTTACCATCTCTCTTCTAGCCTGGTTAGCCAAGGACTTCATACTATTCGCATATTTGGCATAGGCTTCTTCTTGTGGGGTACCTGATGAGAGTGTACGGGCATCTCGTGTTTCTGCCATCTTGGTACTCTTCTGGGTGCGAACCCTCAACTTACCATCCTTATCCGTATACTCTTCTCGGACTTCCTTATAACTCAGAGATCCATCTGGATTAATCTTCGGACTACCCTTTCGTTTCAGAACCTGAGTCTCAGACTTAGCTCTTGAAATTAAAGTAGCAGCTCCTTCATGGTAATGTCCATTAGAATCATAGCTACCCTGATACTTTGTCTTTAAGGACTTGATGCCGTTATCAATTTCACTCTGTTTGTAATCCAGCTTATGTTTTTCGGCATCGATGACGACCATACTATGGCGCACAGCTCTAGCTAACTCCGGTTCTGTAGCTCCTTTTAGAGTCATATCGGTAATGAGGTTTGAAATCTTACCCATCTCAGTCTGGGTGTTATTCATTCTCTGATATGTCTTTCCATTTCTGCTATAGTATTCTCTACCTTTAGCATCCACTTTTACCGGTTTACTGGAGTCTGGTCCATATGCATCCTTTGTATCGAAGTCCGCCAATCCCTTTAAACTGTGAGTCGAAGTGATCTTCACTTTACTATTTGTAGAGTTGCATGGTATTACCATTACAGTATCACCATCAAAGTCAGCTCCTGATAAACGGTCTGCAACTTTCTTAGTAATACCAACAGCATCAGCCGGCGTATTACCGAGAACTCTTTTACCTTCAGCATTCTTGTTGTTGACTTTAAGAATGGGAATCTCAAAGGTTCCACCATGTGGATAACGAATCAATGCTACCGTTTCACCATCTTTATAGTTTGGTGCATATACTTCAGTATCTTTGAGCGATGTCAAAGGTAAAATTACCTGATACTTCTGACGTGGCAATGCGGCTGCCTGTAAATGAACAGCGGCGGAATCACAATCATCAGCAAAGGATTTTAGAAGAGTCTTCTTTACAGTTGGATTGGTTAAAGATTTAATCTCATCAAATTCAGCCTGTTTGTCTGCTGTTGCTAATCCAAGCTGTTTCTTTATCAATGATAAACTCTGTTTTGACAAGAACTGAGACGGCAATGTTTTACTCCATTCGCCCCAATCTCCTTCTTCTGCTCTCTTGTTAATCAGTGATAACGATTGTTTTTTACCTGTAATCGGGTCTGTATACTTTCCTTTTGGATCATCATAATAACTCTGCCCGCCACGTTCCTTAATCAAAGAACCAAACGGGTTATCAGGATCATTTTTTATATCCTTCAGAACCTCCATCTTAGGTGTGGACTTTGATTTGTTGGTATTAAAGATTACATCAACTCCATCTGGCATGTCATCTGAATATACTGCCATTCCTTTGATATATTTCTTACCGTCAACCATTATTCGAACCTGTGCGTAGTGAGCATCGCCTAATGATAAATCTTTTACTCCTCTACGAATTTCAATAACGCCATCTTTATCGATACCGCCATCTTCCTTGTATCGGATGTCCAATCTTTTTGAATCCATACTTGACGGGTATTCGAATGATTTTCTGAAAGATTCACCACCATCATAAGAAATATAATCTTTTACAGAATGCACATTTTCATAATCATAAATATCTTTATGTTCTGTACCAGGCGGGCACAATACTTTTATATTGGTCTGCTTTCCAGGATTCGTAACCTGTGGAACACCGCCACCATAAACTGGATACCCTTCAAGCTCCAACATATAAAGAGCCTCATTCAATTTTTCTTTTGATATACCGAGTTCTTTCTCTACACCAGTACCAACATCTAGCATTCCTTTTGTATCGCATTCACGCTTAAGCAGCTCCATTGTCGCTTTAGCCTGATTCATTCGGCGTTCAGAAGTTTCATTCAATAAAGATCTGACAGAGGAGTCATTGTTGAAGCCCATTTCTTTAGCTATTTCATTAAGACTATATCCTTTTTCTCTAAGCCCTTTAGCTGTAGCAACCTGCAAAGCTCTTCTCTCATCTTTTGCTAAGCTCATCTGAGTTCGCAACTGTGTTGTCGTCAGTTTCATACTATCGGCGATTTCTTTTTCAGTTAAACCGGATTTTTTAAGTTCTGAGACACGACTAAGAAAATCGCCACTATGCTGATATGGATTATCCCCGGAGCCCCATGGATATCTTCCAGAACGTCTAGGCATTCCATAATGCATCAAAATATCTTCTGCTATTGGGTTCATAAGCTTAGACCTCCTGTTCTTTTATATTGCGGATTACTTTGTCAAAAGTAATAATCTTATCCATAATCGGTACAATATCTTCAGCTGTCGGATTATGAATTAATACTTCATCGTTCTGATAAATCCGTAATTCCATTTTTATTTCGCTCGGTTTCACATCATATTCCAAACAAAAAAGAGCCGCATAAATCATAAGCTGCTCCATGTGTGCTGGAATGGTTCCAGTCTTCAAATCGTGTATCCGAAGTAATCCTTTTCTAAATGAAATTGCATCCGCTGTACCAAAACAATTATCGGAATAATATAATACCTGTTCGGGTGTCATCTTATATCCGATAGCATCGTTCACATACATATTCAAAGTTTTTCGCGATTGCGGTAATTTTTGTCCAAGTTCAATACACTGTGCAGCAAATGCATGTAAGGTAGTTCCTTTCTGAACTGCTAAAAATTTCAAATATGTATCAGCTACTTTTTCTTCACTGTAATTTATCCAGTGATATTTACTGGCTCCAAGAAAAGCGTGTAGCCCCTCAAGCTTTGAATGATTGTTGAAGTTCATCTAACACTTCCTCCTTATTCTCTGGGCATATGAATCTTGAAAATGACATCTCATTCATACGACCAACATAATATTCTTGGTTTGGTTGCTTCTTTGCGCCAGCGCTTTTTTTACATTCCAGAGAAGCCCACTTGTCATTATGAAGAATAAGTAAATCTGGAATCCCCTGTAGATAGGTTGGGTCGTTCTTCATCACAATACACCCCGGAAACCTATGCTTTAATTCCTTTATCAGATTCGCCTGAAATTTATTTTCTAACATAAAGTAAAGCTCCTTCTCTTTTTCATAAAATACAAAAGAAAATGGTAAAAATATAATAATGCATATTTTACCTCTCTCTTCATAAAAGGGCATGTATTTTTCGCGCGCAAAAAAGAGCATAAAAAAAAACAGAGACACACTCTTGCATCTCTGTCAAATATCAATATTCAGTTTTTAACTATTGTTTCTTAAGAATCTTATGAGTATCCAAATCAACCATAATCCTCCTGTCAGGATAGTCAATATAACATCCCATAAAATTCCTAAAGTTCCTCTTTTCTTTTTACCGCTCATCGGAAGATTCTCCTTTCTTATCAGTATTATTTTTTAAAATCTTTACAATACTATCTCTTGCTTTCCCGGTAGCACCTTCAATCGATGATTTCATTTTTTCTTTCCGTTCAATACTCTTGGCGACTTTCTGTTCCTTCAATTCCTTTCTTGCATTCTCTTCATTGTTAAACTTTTTTTGACTTTCAACGATTACATCATGTGGAACATATTTTATGTATACAACACCACCCGAATTGATTTGTCGCTTCTGTTTTGGATTTGAATCTACAACTTGATTATCCACACAATCTTTATATCTAGGACTCGCCTCTTTTAAACTGACTTCTATCGGAACAGCAGTTATCCCACATTTATCCAAAGCAGACATTGCCTGATCTTTTGTAAGAGGAAAACCTTTTTTATACAATTCTGGAATGATTATTTTTTCATCTTTTGTTTTCTTGCCTACATCATTTGATATTTTGTCGGCAACAATGTTTATCGTTTTCTCAAGTGCCGGTTCAACAACTTTTGACGCTGCCAAGCCTAATAACGCTCCGCCAAGTCCGTTACTTAATCCACTCTTTTTCGAACCACTTGATTTATTAGTATTTGTCATAAATGACCCTCTCTCATTTAGAAGAATCTTGAAGCTAAAAAGTGCGCCCCAACTGAGAGACGCACCGAAAAAGGCATCTCCCAATTGTTGCCACACAATCTCGTCTCCATTCAAGGGTACAAGTAAAGAGAGAATACACTTTTTACCAAAGATATTCCCTTGAATGTTTTTAAGACTTTATATGATTGTGTGGCACTTTAAGTATATCACGAACAAATATAAATTGAAAGCGATTTATCAGCCTTGTAAGCCTGTTCGATTTATTGGATATCCAATAATGGTCAAAAACCCACTTTTATTTTCGTATTTATATATTTTATTAAACTTTTCTTCACATTAAATAGAAGAAAAAAGTGGGAAAGTGGGCTTTTTTGGATATCCAATATCTCAGAACCCTTGATTTTACTGGGTTTCCGGCGTTTTTAGTCTGCCCATTTTCATTTTTAAAAGTGGGCAAAATTGACTAAAAGTGGGCAGAAAAACGGACTTTTTGGATATCCAATATCTCAATTTTTCAAATTTTGGACACTTTTTCATCCAGTTGGTCAAAAATAAAAATACAAAAGTGGGCAGAAAATGACTTTTTGGATATCCAATTATTCGGCACATCGGGTCAAATTGTACTGCATTTTTAAAGCATTTCTCAAAATGTCAGCCTTACTTTCTCCTGTTTTTCCAGAAATATAATCCAACATTCCGGCTTCTTCATCACTCAATCGAAGTCTGTACTGTCCGTTTTTCACGTTTCCGTCCTGTTTTGGTGGTCTTCCAAGTCTGTTCATAGCTCTACCACGCCTCCATTTTAACCTAGATTAGATATTTCTCCGCTGATTTGGTCTCTTTTTTCGATTTATAGGGATATAATTGTACTTTTTAAGCCTATTTTTACCCATTTTTCTGCGTCTGAACGGGTATCTACAACCGTTTTTCTTCTTTGAACCGTTAGATTCCTGATGAATTTTATCAAGAAGCTGATGAAACCATTCAGAAAATGTCTTCACGACCTCCCGTAAACGTTTGGCTACGATTTCAAACGCTTCCTTTATTTTTTCAATACCTTCCATAACTACATTACCTCCAAATTCTTCCAGTCTTTTTATCTTTAATAACGATTCTCTCTTCTATATGAAAGCCGGACAACTCACAAATATTGAATATAGAATCCAGCAATTTATGAAATCTCTCCTCACCCTCTCTATCATTATCAATGTTTTTTATCGCATTGTATGCTGTTGGATCAGAATATCCTTCAGCGTTTTTTCTTAAATCATTACCCATCCGCGTTTCCTTCCATTAGCTTTATTCCACCATATTCCCACAAATCTCTCTTCAGCTCGTCCATATCCAGTTCACCATTCGCCCACTTCTCATAATAGTCAAGAACATGTTCTGTGAATTCTGGAATCCGCTTTGCATATGATTTCTTCCAATAAAAATCCATAAGTACTTCAAGTGGTAAAGTAAGCATCAATACCATTGTGGAATTTACGGCTTCTAACGTGGCTTCAGCTTTTACCTTGGCTATCTTCTCGCCAATCTGTTCTTCTACCATAGCATCCAGCTGAGCTTTCGTAACATTATATGTGGCTGTTTTAGCTTTCTGCTCGTTCTTCTGAATGCGTCTCCTTTCAGCACGATTCACAATAATTCCTCCTAACCGATAATCCAGTTTCTCTTATCAAAGAATAATGGTACAGCAACCATCAATGCAAATATAAGGAATGTCGCATCTCCATCTAACCATGGTAATGAAACGATTGCTAAGATTATAAGTCCTATCGCCAATATTTTATTTTTGATTGTTTTTTTAGACCACATATAATTTTCCTCCATAATAAAAGAGACCGGAGCCGTTTAGACTCCAGTCATCGTAGTTTTACTTGTTATTTAATTTTTTCAAGGTATACTTTTCTTGCCGCATCGCTAGCTTTAAACGCGTTACACGTCTCAACGCATGTACAAATCCTGTTTATAATTCCATAAACACATAAATATCCAGCCAACATTAAAATTAGAATCGTAATTAACTGTTCTAAACTCATTTTTTCTCTTCCTCCATAATCTGCACATTAACTGTATTTAAGATGCACTCATCATTCCATATGCCGGTTACACGCTTCCTCAACGTCTCGTCAGAAAGCAACCCAACATTGTATCCCTGATAAATCAGTGCGATTTCATCTTCGTTAGAATCCAGTAATCGGATGTCGTTTGTATTTATGAGCGGTAAAATATCTTTAATCGTTACTTCCATCTTGTTCCACTCCATCCTTTCTGATATAGACACGCATTGGTTCTCTTCCCTGTGCTTCAACCACTATCTCTATCTCTTCGCCACTCTTTATGTCATCATAATCTTTCTTCCTAATGAATATCGCCATTAACCGAATCCTCCCCTGTAATCAGCTCTGAATATGGTAAAGTTTCAATCCACTTGCAGAACTCTCTCCACTCATCCAGCTTATGATTCTTACGTGACTTGTAAATATTTGCCAACGCTTCATAGTTCAACATAACATTACGTGTCTGGTTATAGCTGCTTGGGAGAAGCTGGATCATCTGCCACCAATATTTTTTATCTTTTGTTTCGAGATATTTAATTCGATGATGATTCAGAACGTCAATCGTGAATTGAAGAATATCTTTAGATGTAAAGCAATATTCATCGATATCGTTTTGGTTAGTGTATGTAAGTTCGTTTTCCATGCTATAATCCGACATTAAATGTTCCGTAGAGAAATCCTCCAGCGTAAACTCTTTCTCCTGAATCCTGTGCATAGTTGAACAAGAGTTCGCAACAGTACCGACCTTGTAAGTATCAAATTCTTTCCACCAATATAAAGGCGCTGTAATTCGCACATAAACCGGCATCATCCTCATAAACTTTCTATGATCTGTACCAGCTTTTGCTAACCGCTGCATGAGAGAGTGGTCGTTCTCGCCCAACACATGAAATGAATCTCCAGATTGACCATTACAATTTGCGTTTGGAGCATCAATATAACTATCACTCTTCTCCCAGCTATTCATAGGATTTCGCATTCCTTCAATAGTAAACTCCATCTGCTCTGGACTTGCCAGAACTACATTTTCTAATTTAATCATTCGCAATATCCCCCAAGTTCAATATTTACGATTTCATCAGCATCGATTTCCAAAATTTCCACTTCAATATCAGATATATCATCAACAATAGTCATCCACCCTCTTGCAATTTCTTTTTTGTAGAGTTCCTTGATTATTAAATCTTTAGCTGCTTCTGCTGTATCTTTTTTCGTATAAATACCAAAAATATTTTCGATATGACCATAACCATCATAATAAGTGTTTCCGTGAACCACATATAACATCATTAATCTTCATCCTCCATTTTCTTTTTCAATTCATCACGTGCGTATGTACATGCTGAATCATTTTCACAGCAAACAATAGTATCGTGTTCTGGAAAAGTTGTATAACCTTTATCGGAAATATAGGGTTTAAAATAACGACAGTTTTGACAATATGGTTCGACAATCACCCTAATCATTATGCATTTCCTCCATTTCTATATACTTCAGTGAATCCGAATATTTTTCGCTACATAACCAATTAGTCCACGGACTCTCAGTCCAGTATTTCGATTTATATACTTTTGTATTCCAGTCGTACACTTTCTGAATAACTTCCGCTTTGGAAACATCTTCATACTCGCTATCGATCGTTTGGAGTTGCTTTGTAAGAGATTCGTACTGCATCTCAGCTTCATAAATGCTTTTATCTACAGCGGTATGATTAATTATGGCAATAGCGCCAATTATAAAACATATACACACACCCACCACCAAACTGGTTGCTCCTAATCCGAATGGTAAGATATTACGCATGCCATCTACAACCAATAACACAATACCGATAATAATTAACGCTACAGTTATCAAAGTCCAGATCATTACGCTTCCTCCAGTTCTCCAAACATTTTTTCATAAACATCAATATCGAACCGCTTTAATAAGTTTTTCACCTCTTCTTCGGTCATTGCTCGTCCAACGGTTTTATAATCCTCTTCATATACTAACAGCCAGCGTCCTTTGTCACTTCTAAAAAGTTTCACCTCTCTGGCATCAAAATATAAACCCGTGAGTGAGCCTTTCCATCGATACTCACATTTAGTAGATATAAGCTTCATTTTATCGGTATCATATTTCAAATTATCAATTACAAACAGCATTTGATGTCTCCTTCACAATTCCTCGAAACTCTACATACTCCTCGGTCAAACTCACAAAATATCTTTTCCCTTTATATTCGACGATATCACCAAAGTAGTTAATATTCATGTCCGGCTGAGAAGCGTACGCCAAGATGTTTATTTTCGTTGTCCTATTCATCTTTATCTCCTTTATATGGAACCTGGATGACATCGCCTCCAGGAACTGTTACCGACTGCATAAGTCGTCCAGTATCCTCATCAAAGTAGATGTTGTCCATTGCATGGTCCCACTCTTCGAACTGTTCTGAAATATTGAGACCTTTTTCTTTTCTCATATTAATCAGTTCGTCATGTACAACTCTTCTCCATGCTCTTGCCAATTCCATGCGACTCTGAGCCAGAATATTATAAAGACCGTTTTCAGTCACAAAATTAACTGCACGTCTCTGACCTGCCACTACTAAAGGTAGTTTCAGCTTTTCATCCTCTTCACACATTTCCAGCATCTTCCATTCGTTTCCTGAACTATATCCAATGACATGTGCAATATCTTTAGCTTTGAATAATGGAGCATCTAAGTCCCCATATACATTTAATAACTTTCCTCCAAATGAAATAGTTCCAGCGATTTCGATCATTTTACTCATTTTTGATTATTCCTTTCTCTTAATAATTTGACATCTATAGCTCTCTTTACATCACTTTCCGTAATATCAAAAATGGACTTAAGGAATTCCAGGCAAATATAAGCATCTGCCATTTCTTCCAAAAGTCCAACTCTGTCCTCATACCCACGAATTTGTTTGCTTATCTGCTGTTGTAACTCTGCAAATTCTTCCATTGCAATCGTGCATTTAGTTTTCCAATGCTGTCGCTCTATAGATTTTCTTATGATATGTTTTCTCTCGTTCTCTGAGATTTTGGGCGGATTATTTAATCCTATGATAAATCGTTTTCTATTCATCAGCATCTTCCTCACTCTTCGGGAAAATATATTGTCTGCGATTACCACCCTGAATGAGGCAAATACTGAATACTCCCAATATATCGCCAAGTACTATTCCAAGAATGAATTTAATCATTCGTATCACCATCCTCTTCTTTAACGCCTTTTGCATAAGCCTGTTCCTTTCTTACCAAATACTCCGCCCTATCGATTTCATCATATCCAATTTCTGCATCTTTGAAATATCTATTGATTTCTACTCTTTCTCCTGCTGGGGTAATTACATAGAAAATCCCAACAGTATCAAAGTCACCATTTTTAGGATCCGTCAAGAAATCTTCAGTATAAACTTTGAACGGCTTATCATATGAAATATACGGCAGCGTGATCGGATACATTTCCGCAATAACACTATCAATCAATCTGCTATGATATGACAAATTAGGATTATCAATATTTACACCATAACATCGATTAACGTCCGAATAGCTGACGGTTCCGTCCGTAGCAATTTTCTTAAACAACGAAGACATTCTTTTACACTGATATGTTTTAGTTCCATCTTCTCGTCTGTCACATCTGCCCCAGTTCTGCGGAACATCTTCAATCGCTGTTAATGTTTTACCGTCAATCAGACGATTTAATATAGCTTTTGTGAGTCCAATGCTAAATCCAGAATGCCCATCATTGCAAAGTGAACGGAACGCTTTCAAAGCACTTTCATAGCAAGCACATCCATAATCCCATTCTCCCTCTTTTCTGTCTGGATTTTCTAAGTGACACGCAATTGCGACTTCATTCTCAGCCCATTTTTCCATATTAGATTTTTCCCGGCAGTCCACCACCAGCTTGTTGCGATCGTCGATATATTCGTTAGCAAATATCTTTCGACAGTCTCCGTTGAACGCTTCTATGATTTCTGGAAGATTTTCATTGACGGCGTCAAATATAAGTCCATGTTCTGAACACCACTCAACCGCTTTTTTTGTCTGCTCCTCATTTCTTGATGTCCAAAGAATAATCTTATCGCCATTCTTTTTTCGGTTCTTGATGTACTCGATCGTGTCTGTAATCGGCTCACCAATTTCCGGGAATTTATTTACACAAAGGGTTCCATCGAAATCTACTGCAATAATATTAGTTTTCATTTCTATCATTCTCCTTTCAGTTTACGCATAAAAATAGAGAACTGCCAATATAACAGTCCTCTTACGATATTTTTCACATTATATAATTTTATTTTTCTACTCAAACAACTTTATAAATATCATCATGTTTGATTTCTATTGTGTCCCAATCTGGCCCCGGTAAATCTACGTCCGCTATATATGCCACACCTTCTTCTAAAATTTCTACAATTGTAGCTGACCGCCCATCTTTCAAGACAACTCTATCATATTGACCTACTTTCATTCGGAAACCTCCTTCTTTGTAACGTATGCACTTGTTAACTTAACCCCACCATCACCGTCGTCAATCCATGCTGTAAGAACATTTGCTTCTTTTTTATTAGGACCCTTTAATTTCATAATTTGCTGATATCGCATACCATATCCATTATTTCCACGTTCTTCGAGTTTTTCAGCATCAAAGTGTTTATTTATGTTCTCAATCAACTCGTCCGCATTATCTTTAGTATAACCAAGTGCAGACTTAAATGCTTTTGCTTTATCCGGTGCTTTTTCTGGATTAAGAGCGTATCCGGTAAATTTTTCTTTCGATATATTTGTTGCTTTTATTGTACTATGTTTCCTTACTTTTGCAACCTTTTCATTATCCTGTATCGGATATGGTGGACCATTCTTAACTCCCCACTTCATGCCTTTTACACCACTGTGTTCTATCTGAGATAGCTCGTCCAGTTTCTCTTTAATAGCGTTTAGAATATATTCAACCGTTTCTCTTGTTCCAGTAGCCAGTTTCATATACTTTGAATGCTCTTCGTACCAGTCAAATATTTCATATAATTTTTCAGAAGCCCAGCTAAAAGCCCACCAATCGCAAATCATTTCGATAATATAATCGTATGGCATCTCTAATACAATCTCTCCCTCTTTCGGGTCATCGTTTATTAGAATCCAGTATTGCCAGTGGTGTGGATTTCTGTGAATATGAAGTAACCACGCCTTTTTATAATTCTCTACGACTTCATACGAACGATTGTTTCCATAAAAATATGCATCGTAAGCGTCGTATTCATCTTTCTCATCTTTAGACTGATCATGTGCAAATTCTGTATTCCACCCAGCCGTCAGTGTACTATCCGTAATTCCCGGTAAGTTTTCACAAAGCCATTCATATCCTCTTTTTACATTTGCTCTATGCTGCTGTAAATACTGATCGTATTGAAAACTCATCTATCTACCACCTCCTTATTCAAGCCATTCATTGTCCAAATAATAAAATCCAAATATTACTCCTATGATTAAAATGGTCCATATTACCCAAAAAATAATTTGAGCAACTTTCCCATTAGATACTAATTCGTCCATGGTTTCATCAATACTTTTATTTTCGTAAAAGCATGAATCGTCCGGAATCGTTCCATCTTTCAATTCAGCAAAGATAGTTCCCGTGTATTTCATTTCAACTCCATAATATTTAAATCTTACATGCCTTGATTTTTTAATCGTTTGTATATAACTTGCTCTTGGGATATTGATTTTTTCACTTTTAAATTTAACTCCGCAAAAACTCAATTCTTTACACTTTTTCGTTTCTTTACCAGCATAATCCCACGACCAATATGTTTGGGTATGCATACTAGTATGTCCCTTTCCATCTGTCGTTGTATATGTTCTAGTGTGCATATTATAATGTTCTTCAACCTTTTTAACATACATATATTTCCCATCAATTTCCGAGAATGTAACAGTATCAATAGCCTTAAGTTCTCCATGTATAAACGCATTTCCAATATTTGTATCCATTCCATGTTGGAATACATCTTCATCATTCTCTATCTTTAAAGCCTTATTATATATTTCATTAATGTCCACATATCTCTGCGAGATTTTCTCAGAAATCAGGAAACCTATGGTCAACATTACGGCAATAATAGAAATACTTGCTAGAATTTCCCTAAAAGTTATTTCAAAATCGCCAAAATCAAAACTCCATTTTCTCATATCTTAGCCCTCGTTAAAAAGATTCTGTGGCGCAGTTTCAGGAGCATCGTAATCTAACAATTTATAATTCTGCTTCTCATATCCAAGCTTATTAAGAATTGTTCTTGCAGGAAAGCTTTTTACATATCTTCTATATTGCTTAACTTGTTTATTATAATTTTCTCTATAATTAGCAATAAGATTTTCAGTCGTAGTAAGATCTGTCATGAACTGTCTATAATTCTTATCGGACTTTAACTCAGGGTAATCTTCCGATACAGCGGCAATTGATGTAGAAACATTCTCAATGTCTGTTTCGCCAGAGCTACGTCCATCAGCAACTGCTTTTAACGTTTCTGCTTCATGTTTATCATATTGTTTCACACAGTCTGCAAGATTTTTTACAAGATCTACTCTTCGTTTTTCCTGTACCTTAATGTCGGACTGTGCCGCGTTTACCTGTTCCTCATAATCGATTGCTTTATTCTGGAATCCCTGCACCCAGAAGATTCCCATAAAAATAACAGCAATTATCCCGATGCTTATAATAAGTAATAATTTCCAATTTGTGTTTTTCATGATTTATTTTCCTTTCTTCAAACATTATTAAATTAATAGTAAAAAAAGAAAGAGCCTGCGATTTTTCAACCACAGGTCCTTTCCGACATTTTTTCGTTATGCTTCAATATCCTTTTGAGTATCTTCAATTAACTCGTCAAGCATTTCTTTAGCCTCATCATATTCGCCTTTCTCCAATAACTTCTTGAGTTTTGTTAAGCTCCTCAAAAGTTTTCTGCTGTAAGCAATAAATTCTTTCATATTGTCTTCCATTTACCTGCCTCCTTTAGCAAGCCCTCTCTTTTGTGATAAGGACCAATATACTAATAGTATATACCATCCTTTCATTATAGACTATGTTTATTTGGCGTTTTTCTCCTGCTTAGTAATAAGTTTTTTGTAAAGATCAATAGCTTCTTTTCCCTGGAAAGCATTGACAATTTCTGCTGATTGATTCATTCGCTTCCTACCAACAAGTAATACCCCTGTTCCATCTTTTTCTGAGAAATTCGCACTTACTAAAATTGTGTCAAGCATTTTTCCTCTCCTTCCAATAAACTGGCTTTTCTGAATTTTCATTTGTGCCATTTGCCAGGCAATTATTACATGGGTCAAATTTTTCATCAAGCTCCTTATACTCGCAAGTCCCACAGTACTTTTCAAAGTTAACTTCTTTATAAATATTTTCCGTATGTACCACCCCGCTTTACCATTTTATATATTTTGCTTCATTAAAATTCTTTTTCTCTTTCAACGCTTTACTGATTGCCAAATCAATTCCTGAACGAGATTTCAAATGATAATAATATAAATCTGTATATGGAGTATTCATTCTATCAATTCTACCGGCAGACTGAGCCATAATTTTATAAGAATAATTTTGCGAGAAGAATATGATTGTATCCGTAGTAATACAGTTCCACCCTTCTGCTCCGGCATTATACTGAACTAAATATACCCAGGACATACCTGTTGGTACCGGCTGATGCTTATGCCCATTCCATTCAGCAACCTGTATGTCTCTAAATAATCCTTTCAGTAATTCTAACTCGTAATCAAAGTTATAAAATATAATTGCTTTAGGATGTTTCTCTAAAATCTCAAGTAATGCTATTTGTCGTGATTGATCTAAGTTCACGATCTTTCTCCAAATATAACACAACTCAGCAGCATTCACTATTGGTTCATTTTTATATGGATTCCACCTATTTCTTCCAATCTCTTTATAAGCTGCGATGTCATATTTAACATGGATGTCTTCATGATGAGATTTCGTCTGACGCTTGAAATCCATTGTAACCAATATTTTATCTCTTAATCGAATCAATCTACCAGTATTCAAGTATCTATCTATTTTGGGATACTTACTAAATCGACTATATACAATATGTTCTCGTGTGAATTCCGTACGATTCTTAAAGAATCCATTAGCTATAAATACCGGAATATAATCTTGCCATGTATCTCCAGGTGTCGCAGATAATAATATCCAATGATTGGATTTTGCTATCTTTAAGAATGCTTTTACCCATGCCCCAGAGCCAACAACTCTCTGCTCATCAAATATAAAAAATGCATCTTTAATTTGAGAATATTTTTTTATATTATTCCAAGAATCCACAACAACTTTATTGCTATACAGATTAATATCATCGTGAATGGAAAGAAGGAAGGGCGTCAATTCCCCCTCCCATTCTAACGTATCCCTTTTTCTCGCAGTTGTGATAATATATAAGTCTTTCGGCGGATCGTCCATAGGTACATATTCGTCCGTATCAATTTCTCCACCATTACACATATAGTAATATGCCAGTGCAGTTCGAGACTTACCACTCCCAACACCACCACATAATATGCATCCTTTACGCATTCGCTTAACCGCATCGATTTGATAATCTCGCAGACTTATTCCAGCCATTAGTATTCTTCTGGGAATAGAATTGTCGTCGCACTTCTATCCCACTCCGTAATAATCCATATGGTTCTAGCACCCATTTTGTACACAGCTAAGATACGCTCGTCATGAGTCACCGCATAATCATTCGCTTTGGCGTCTTCTTCGCATGTATCACCCCAATCACAGTTTACATATCTCTTATGCAATGAATTCATTACAAACTGTGCAAATTCTTGGTCTTTAGCTATTTCAGCAGCAATTTTTATTGTGGATACAACATGTCCAAGTACAAATTGTGTCATCTATTAACGCCTCCTATGCGAATGGAATCTCATCCGGTCCTTCCTCTTCAGCATATTTTTCTGCGAACTCATCTTCTTCGATTGTCACGTACATTGTTTTTAAATATGCCTTGATACCTGTCTTACCATTTACTTCCCATGAATAAGGTCTGATGGTTAAGTCGACATTTCTAATCTCAGCGAAATCGAGAGTAGAAATAGATTCCTCATCCAACGGTGTTTTTACCCTTCTGGTAATCATAAACACTTTTGGTGGAACATTCTTAAAGCTGACTGCTACCTGGATATAATGAACTGCATCTTCGTCATCATTTCTCGGTGGCAGAATTCTTACATTCCATCCATCTTCTGCTAATCTCTGAGCTGTATCCGGGTCTTCAATGATTACACAAAAGTTACGATTACCTGCTCTATTGTATTTTGTCTCTTCTCCTCTGAAATTTCTAAAAATGATTCTCGCATTTTCAATTATAATATTGTCTACATAGTTGTTTGCCATAATAATTTATTCTCCTTTTTCTTTAATCTTCATCAAATGGAACTTCGACAGTTTCTGTTGGTTTATTCATAAATTCTGGAACATATGGATCATCAGATACGAACCATTCAAAATCACCATACTGAGAAATGGTATCAACGGCTTCGTTAACCAGATTGTCATAATATGCTCGATCGATATCAGCTTCTTTTTCAAGCTGTTTCACCATCTCGGATTCAAGCCAGCGGAATCCTTTGGAACCTGTTGCCGCATAATACTTACCGTCTTTTTCCCTCATCAGTAATCCGCCATTACAACCTTCTTTAATAGGACAGAACTGCCCAACTCTTCCTATGAAATGATAATTATGTCCAGTCTCAATCAGCGGTGTCAGCTTTTTGCAGGTATCTTCAAATGTGGTATCCGATAAGAGTCCTTTTTTATAATCGCTTTCTGCCTTACTAAACTCTTTTTCATACTGCGATACATCTGGTAAGTTTTCATTCATGTCCAAATATAAAGAACTACTTACAGATTTTGTTTCGCACATGTCTTCGAATGCGATATTCTCTTTACTGAACAGTGTCTTGAACACATATGGTATCTGAAACTGAGTTCCAGTAGCTGTCCATTTGTTACCTTTTTTCTTATTGTCGCCCGGAACATATCCATACATCTTCTCACATTCCTCAGCGTCCTTATACTTAGCAATATAAACTGCATCGTTAACTAAACACATTCTGTCATACGTAGCCTCATGCTCAAATGTGTATCCATATCTTTCACCGAAATCCATAACAAACTGAATAATTTCCGGCGTTGCATCTGGGATTTTAATTGAGTCCGTTTTAATATGTGCGACCTTGAATCCTCGTTCCAGTACTGCATTCTTAAGATCAATCATGAATAACGCACCACGTTTCGCAACGATATTATCGATGTTTCTTGGGTCTCTGAATGGGTTATCAAATGATGCAGATGTTAAGCCATATACAGAATTGATTGCCGTCTTCAGCGCATTTGCTAAGTCTTTTGAGGTCATCTCACCATCAATAACTTTCTGAATATATGGCGTAAGTTTACCATCAAGCATATGATTCACAACATCCCACGCTTCATGTTTGATGCTTACACGTCCCTCTACAATATCTCTAAATGCTTTAGTGAATCGTGGTCCGAATAACACTTCTGCAATAACGCTGTGAGGATGCATAGAAGATACATCAAGTAAAGCGACGTTTCCGTACATTCCCGGAAATCCCTGTGCAAATCCACCTTCTCCGACTTCTTCGCCTCGATACATTGATTTTCCGTGATCAAATGTATAGCCCGGAAAATATGGTAATAAGCTTTCCGAATCAAATGGAACTTCTTCTTTGTCTTCATATTTCCATCCGTAATGCGGTCTTTCCATCATCTTAGGACAAGCTTCTTCCAGAAATTTACGCATTTCTTTATCCGATTCTTTAACCGGCTCGGCAAGATTGCGATAATGGAATTCGCTCTGTGGTTTGCGATTATTCCCAAATATAATCCTTTGTGTCAAGGTATTGGTTGTATCGTTTACTGACATATCAGCTAAATCGGATAGAATCTGCCTTGCTGTCCAATCCGCTTTTAAATAAGTAAAAGCCGCTTCAGTAGCAATAACATCGTTATCACAATACTCAGCGACTTTTGTCCATAATTCTTCCGGTACCGGTTGATCCCAAGGAAGTCCTAACTCCTGATGATGTGTACCAGCTTTTATTATCTTGATTTCTTCTTCAGTGAACCCTTTCTTCTGCAAGTCGGATTCCGTCTGATTTCCCATCTCAATTTCAAGTTTTTTCAAACTCTTTTTATTTCCGGCAGAAGCGAAATCGTATACATCAGTATAGGACACATTGTATGCCTCGCCAAAGAAACAATTTCTGCTTCCGCTAATAATTCTCTGTGAAAGATTGTATAACTGCTCATTTGTATATCCCATTAATCGGGCGTATATTATATGATTATCATACCGCCGGCAGTTAAATCCGATAAGCCGATATTGCATCAATTCCTCAATCTCACTAGGAGACGGATTAATCATTCGGACAACTGGATTATCAACACCTTCCATTTTCCAGTTTACAAGAAGTAAATTAGGAAATACCTCAATATCATAAAATATCTTTTTAGCTTCATTGTTTTTAACAGCTGGTGAGGCGTCCTCCGATTTAAACTTCATTTTATTAACAAGCTTAATACAGTAATCAGCTTGATGTGTGCTATTTGCTGCAAATGCCAATATTCCGTTTCGCATGTCTGTGACATCATAATTCAAATTACTGGCATAAGCATCGTCCAATATTTTGTAAATAAAATCGATACTTGGCTTAGTTCCCGGATGAATTTCCTTATTAAGATTTCTCTTGATTAAAGTTCTAAGTCCTTTCTCGCTTTTTACAGCATCAAAATTTATCACTTTTGTTTCTCCTTTCAGCGGCAACCCCGAACTAATCGTAGCTATTGGTTTTCCGTTGCACTTTGTGAATTTTCGTCGTAACGAACTCTTTCCTGTGAATACTTTCACTTCAACATGTTCTTCATATATCCGACCTAACATTCCCGGATCGCCAGTATAAATATAATGCAAATGAATACCCTGCCCACTTTTACTGAGTTCTGCATAAGTTGGAGGCCATTTGCTCGCAGCTTCGAGATTTTTCTCGAATGATTTAATACCGTTTTCGTTTGGAATATCAAAATCGATAACTATGTGATTTTCTGGAATTTTCACATAATGAAGTTTTGTTGTATCAAGTTCTTTTAATTTACTTTTAACCTCATCCCATTTTTTCAATGGTGTTTCATTAATGGATGCGTATTGAGCTGGACACTCAGAGCATTCTTTATCAAATATAGATTCTGTAACATTGAATTCAATAAGAGACTTCTTTTGTGGCTCGTCCTTATCAGACAAAGTCTCTTCCTCAAATTTTTCTGTCCGAAATCCACTATAATAGCTCCTTACCCGTGTTCCATCATCAGCATTAAATCGTTCTTGGAAATCTCTAAAATAATTTTTAAGCTCATCTTTAAATTTACGTTTTGGTAATGGATATCCAACTCTTGCGTCTTCACAATAAGTTTTATACATTTCCCAAGCTGCTTTTAATGTCGTTCCATCTTCTTTTTTAAATACATGATAGGAATCAATAATGAAGTTGTAAAAATCATTCGAAGCTCCGAGCATGGTAATTGGAATGTAACCGTCGTACATTGTTGGGTTAGATTCGTATACTTCTTTGCAGTGATACGCAATTGCTCCGAGTTCAAAAGTAATACGTTCCATAATAATGTCGTATTCGTCCTGGCTCAATTTATTCCCAGATGGAGTTACATCTATTAATCTTCGGATAAGACCTGATTTTGCATCTGTAATTTTTACAGCCTTATTTGTTCCCATAAACAGAAAGCATTTGAATCTATTCGCATATGTAGATTTGAACTTTTCATTTACTGTCATAAGCTCATGAGAGACAAGACTGTTCAAACGAGTATTATCTTCGATTCTTGATAAGTCACCGTCATGCTGTATAGCAACCAATGGATTGGATTTAAAAGCCTCTAAAGCGAACGAATTACTAGCCGAACCTAAGGCTTTTGCGTCAAATACCGAATAGTATCCGTTAAACAATTGTTGAATGATATTCAAAATGGTTGATTTTCCAGTTCCGGCAGCACCATAAAGAACCATAAATTTCTGGATTTTTTTCGAAGCCCCGGACACAATGGCACCTATCGCCCATTCTATTTTCATTCGTTCTTCTTCAGAATATAACGTAGAAATCAAAGTATCATACGCAGATATATCTCCAGCTTCAAGTGGGTAGTCCAATCGTTTACTGGCATAATCAGTCTTGGATGTCTTTGTGTTTGAAAATATAAGTTCATCATCAAGCATATGAAAGCAATCCCTCATTTGCTTTTGACAATATTTATGCCATGTATCAATCATTCCGGATTCTGCATCCCACATATGTAAAACTTTAATTTCCGAATTAAAGCGTTGGCGATTCTCTTCCGCATATCTATCCAATTCGTGATCTATAAGTTCCAAAGCATCATGTTCGTCAGTAGACCATAAACCACGTTCTTCAATCCAGATAGCGTAAAAATCACCACCTCGAATCATTAGATCGGAGCTCTTTTTTATGATGAATTTTGGATAGATTTCTATTACACCACGCTTTGTACTACGTGTTGAAATCACCATAAAATCTATCATTGCATTTTTTACTCTCCCTTCTCTGCTTTGAGTGCTTCAATTTCCTTTTCCAGTTTTCTGATTTTTGCGTCCTGTTCATTCTGTCGAACATTATTTACAATAAAATTAGTTGTAGTAAGAACGGCGAACACGGTAACGCTTTTATTAAATGATTTCTGCTTTTTCATAACCTTAGCTACTGTGTGAAACTGTTTCTCTGTATTGTCCATATTTCTTAAAATATAAGTAAGTAATTCTCCCATTATTTTTTAGCTCCTTTCATCGACTGCATAAAACTTTTCAGAGTCTCAAATCTCCATGTCCGGTCATCGTTGTATGTAAATACATAGTCCTGTTTATTTGCTCCGCGTACTCTAATACTGTTTTTTCCATTTGGAAACCATACCTCAGCATTTTCTCCTGCATATAGAGGCAATACGCGTTCAAAAATTTTATACACTTTTGAATGTACCATCTTCTTTTATACAACACTATCCAAATACCAGCATGCCTGATACCAGATTTCCACATCTCTCAGGTCATATCTGCTGTATTTTCCACGCTCGATTCTAAATAATCCCCCTTTTCCATTCGGAGAATAATCACGTTCGAGGAATTTTTGGATAATGCATTCCGCCCTTTCTTCTTCAAAATAATCGTCGCTCATATCTTCCAGTCCAAGATTTTCAATCATGTCCCAAAACCACATTTTTGTACGATTTCCTACTTCTGGATCAGACATGATATGCTCCTCCAAACGAATTGCAAGTGCAATCATCATTTCAAGGACACTACAAGGCTTGTCGTCAAGATATTTGGATACTTTTACCTGTTCTAAATCATTCTCGTACCCAAAACGATATCTAAGTTCAACCCCATCATCAAATCTGTTTCCGTCCAAAGCGAGTCTGTATATAAACTCTGTGCTATGCAGAAAATATAACAGTTTCTTATAACTTGGTTTGTTTGGACACACATCGCACACAAGCTGATACATCCACTGAAAATATGAGTCGTTAACTTCGTGTCGTGTCATTTTACCTCCATCCGATTGTAGTCTTAATTACTGTATACATCGGAGTAGAATTGATCTACTAAAAGAATTTCATAATCGCATCTTTTACTATCATTTCTGACAAAAACTGAATCATCTTCATATTCGCCAAAATGATTAAGAGATTCTTCGCCGACGGTCTCTTCTATATCCTCTACAATCTCATTCAATTCGTCAGTTAATACCTTATCTTTATAATAGGTAAGACTGATTGTGTCATAGTCCTCATATTCACCAAAGTCTTCTGGCGAAATAACATAAGGCTTATCATTGACATACTCCTCATCTGTCACCTTAACTTCCTCCTTAGAAATATCTGAATATCTCATGTATCCTCTCTCTTGAATCTTCGCAGCATATTCATCAACACTGATGTTCTCATTAGAGACACAATCTCCGTCAGATGTCTTAGCTGCGTTATCTTTCCATTCACTTTCCCTTTTTGCGAACACTTCTTTTACTGAATCGATCTCCTCTTGAGCTATCAATTCGTATTTCTTTTTTGTGTAGTACCAAGCACATATCCCACCAGATATTACACCTGCTGTAAAAGCAATAATTGTTTTATTCATCGTCATCTTCCTCATTAATCGTCATTACTGTTAATGCCAACCCACCAAATAATAAAGAGGCACTCAGAAGAATGCCTCCCATAATGTGTCTTTTTCGTTTACTGTTCAACACATAATCCATCGTGGATATAAAATTATCTAACCCATCCATATTATTAGCGCTCCTTTCCACCAAATAAAACAGCGATTCCACCAATAAAGCAAATACCAGCTGCTGCGGAAAAAGTTAATCCTATTAATGTCATAATCGTCACCCCTTTTTTTTATTCATAGCTTGAAAAATAGTGATTTTCGATTTGAAACATCGGTTCACCGTATTCGCTAAAATCTTCAGCATTGAAAAATATCACATAAGTATTTGTTCTGTTTGTAGCTTCTTCTATCACCAATTGTCTAACATCGTCCGTAACTGTACATCTGTCGACTCTTCCATTCCACATCGATGAAAACTGATTTGGCTGATATATGGTCTCATAAGCACTGTCTGGAAAATGTTCAGATAGAATCCGATTTAAAATTACATCTATTACCATTCTTTTTCCGAGTTCGCATTCTCCCTCAGCTTCAGCAATAGTCGTCAATGCAATCAATTCTATTTCGTCATCTGATAAATTAATATCTGGCTCTACTATATCCGCAGACACTGTTTCTATAACCAATGGCGTTGGGGTTAAAGTCTCAATATTATCGGATTTATCCCTAGCTAAAACGAACGATGTGCATATTCCAAAGACAATTGTAATGATAAGAACTACAAATATAACACCCGTTTTTCGTCGCATTTTTTTCTCCTTAAATCAAATGAAGAATGTCTCCGTCAACATTGAAGTCGAGTAAGATCACCGGTTCATAACCACCATCTTCTGTCTCACGATTAGTTTCCATGATGCCGAAATCTACATAATTATCACCAACATCGTTGTTCAGTTCGTCATACTTCCAACCAACAAGCTGACCTGTAGGGGTTTTGTCAATTCCAAGCATGTCATATACATCATTTAAGAATAAGAATCCATCAGCCACAAGCTTATCGTTTGCGAACTGCTGCTGAGCTCGAAGAAACATGAGATTGTACTGAGTTTCTCTTTCGTAACCCTTGCATGTTTCATCAAAGAATCTAGCATACTCACTGCATCCAGGATTGGCGATGCTTACAGTATTTTTACTTTTCTTCTCTTTTCCTGTCTCTGGATCAGTGACTGTTTCTTCAAATTTCTTTGCTTTAATGTCGTACTTAAGCTCTTTATCGACCTGCTCACCAAACTTATCAACAACTCTGCTACGATACTCTTTAAATGCCTGATCGGTTGTTGTGAGTGCTGCTGTCAAAGCTACATTTCTTTTTCTCATAATATTGTTAGCTGCTAAAATGCTTGTAGCCGATACAATGCCAACGGCAATCGCCGGAGCATACAATTTAGCCAGTTTTACGCCTGTCTGAACATATACGATTGTTGTATCTTTTTTAGCATCTTCTACAGAATATGTATCTGCCATTTCCTTATCTTCTGAGCATTTATGAATGGCTTCCAAATTATTTTTAGATTCCTCCATGATAGTGCTCAATTTTGTTGTCGCTTTACATGCCATTACAGCGCTGACAACTGCTCCGCCGAGTCCTGCTACCAGCAGAATTTCCGGGCTATGTTTTTTTAACTTAATACCAATTTTTCTTGTTTTTGCATTTACTGTTTTCATAAATGTTTCTTTTTTCATTATTCCTGATTCTCCTTTACATTGTTTTCTAAATGGTCAATTAAATGCTGTGTATACCACATTATCTTTTTTAAATCCTGCACTCCGTTTTTGTGTTTCCAACGGCAGGCATATTTGATAATATTACCCGTATCGGTCGCCTCTATCCCTTTGAGTTCAGAAGTAAAAGCTTCGATTACATCTATTACTTCCAAGCCAGATGCGGATTGATAATGTTGTGGATGGGATACCATTTTGTCATCTGATTCGTACACTTGCATCACCTCCTAATTCAATGGCAGAGCTTTCGGTAATTTAATCATGTAACCCTCTCGTACATGCACAACGTTTGCACTACGAATGTCAGTCCAACCGTATTTATTATCAGTATAATTTCCGGTAATACCGACAAGGTCGTAAAAGTCTGCAACACTTACAAGACCGTAGGTGGCAACCAGTTCATCCATTCTGGATAATACATCTTCAGCTTCGCCACGGTTATCCAGTATCACATCGTCGTATTCGTATCCGGTTCTTGTTCTGGTACTTGAGCTATAATCTCTGCGATTATCTTCGTAATACTTTCGATATGATACTTTAGAAGCATTCGTACTCCTACCTCCGGATTTTCCATTAACGCCAAGAAATGCTCTTACCGCATCCAAAATAATGTCCTTTACGGCAGGCACAACGATATCCTCAAGAATATAACTTTTGACATTGTCAACATCTTCCGGAACGAATACATTTGTAATCTTCTGTAAGCCACTTTTTTTCTTAGCTTTTACTGAACCACTTACAATTTTTTCCACTTTCTTTTCTGGAACCTGTTCGCTTCGTTTTTCTTTTGATTTATGAGAATTTGATGCATATTCTCCCATTAAATTATTTTCTCCTTTCAAGCAACAATAATAACTTCTCCAGGGAGCGTGATTTTAGCACCCGGAACTCGATTGTTTTTCTTTTTAAACTGGTACACTAGATTACTTCTTGCTTTTCTTTCTGACACTGCGTACGTAGTTCCTTGCCATCTGTTAGATATGCAAGTACCAAATTCCATAACTGGACCATCATATAAATATTGATTCATGAAATCCCTCCCTGTAAAAATAAAAAGGGAAAGAACCTTGTTGTAGGTACTCTCCCCTGATTTTAGATAAAATCAATTTCTTTATTCTGTTTCTTCCTCACTGGCGTCAACGGAATTGTCTTCGACAACATTATCGGTATCATGTTCACCGGCAACCTTTTTTGCTGTACGATCTTCTGCCCAGTGTTTCAGTTTCTTAACTCCAGGTTCAACTACGAATTTGCAGATTAATCCTCCTGCTACCATAGCCAAACCGATTTTGGTTACTGAACTGAGACAGCTGCTGTTAGAAGTCGCTTTTACAATTTCCTCTGTTGCTGTTTCCATAACTTCCTCGTTGTTCATAATTTCATTGTTTTCCATGATTGAATCCTCCTTAGATTTTAGAAATTTATTTTTTTCTTCCATAATAGACTTTGTAAAAAATGCGTAGCTACATGAGATTACGAAAATCATATCTCGGAGCAACTCCATAATCCAGTACAAGACACGGTGTTCCATCCGATGCAATCTGTGAACTGAAATTCAGATCCAGATAACCACTGTCAATATTCCATCCTAAATCTTCACCAATTACTCTCAATGGTTCGAGTCCGATTTCATAGTAGAACTCATTAAGCGAGACATACATTTCGTTTCTTAATCTGACATCTAATTCGTTTTCAGCTTTCTTAATGGTTTCCATATCTGATTTAAAATATCTTCCGGATACAGAATCGTAGCACAAAGAGTCGCCTCGTCCGGTTATAATTACCTCTTTTGTATGAACTGGTGTTTGTTCAACCTTTTCCTTTGCAACAGCATCTCTGACCGACTGCTCTTTCTTTTCGCCAATGGTTTCTACTACTTTCTTCTGATAATCTCTAAGTGTCGTTTCCGATAAAGTGTACGCTGTAGCAAGAGCCGCATTCCTTCGTAAATTGACAGAACTAGCTCCAATTAAACAAGCAATTGACAAGCCACCCGTTATAGCTGCTGGAATATAACATTTCCACGTGGTCTTTACAATCTCCGTCTTACTGAGGTTATGTCCCTCATACGGTGTACACGACTCATTAGCTTTTTTTAGTTCAGCATTATCAATTAATTTTAATGCTTTTGGTGTTGCTTTAACCGCCATCACTGTAGTCGAGATCATACCAGCAATACCAATACCAGTTAAAATCTCTGGACTATGCTTTACGGTTGCTGATTTTACTGATTGAACGACGGTTGGTATATTCAATTTTGACATTTCTTTTCCTCCGCTTATAGCGGGGCACAAGGCCCCGAGATTTTATTTTAACAACGTGAACTCAAGACGAACGCCAAAAGAGTCCGAAGCGAAGCTGTAATTCGCATAACCAAAGTAGCTGACACTGGCAAAGAGGGCCGAAGAAACTTCTCGCTTGGTAGAATTTCGTAACCATCCCCATTCGTAATCATTATCCAAATATGCAACTCTGTTACGTCTTTCTTTCATAAGCGGTAACTGCTCGTCATTATCTCTCACAAAAGTTTTACGACACCATTCGTCATCCCAGCCGAACACCTGTCCAACAGTCGGAATCGTGAGATTTTTAACTCTACCTTTTAACTCTTCTGGGAAAGCATTATATACAGATGTTTCAATCCATTCCCGTAACCCATACATAGGCTTTGATGCGATGTATTCGTCTGTGATAAATAAGATTTCATTTGCTGTAACTTTATGAGCAGTAGCCATAAAAGTTCCAAGCCCTTTCAGCTCTACACAAATTTTATCTCCAACTTTGATTTCACTTTGCTTGAGTTCAAGAACTTTCTGTCTTACGGTTGGAATTGTAAAGATTGTTGATGGCTGTCCACACGTAAATCTTCCAGAACGTTTTGTCGATGCAGTTACTTCATTGTCCATATATTTTTTACAAATATCTTTGATTCCTGTTTTCTCAGCCACTTCCCACATACTAATCTGAGCGTCATCAGCTGCCATTGCTGAAAGCGCATATGCCAACACCTTTTCGAAATCCTCGTATGTAGTTCCCTGTTCCATCATTTTGTCGATAAGTTTTGCTACTGCCGGTGTTTCTAATCTCATATTGTTATTAAGTTCTTTCATTTCAAATACCTCCGTGAATATAATTTTTAAGAAATTAGCATATCTATAATCTGTTCCGTCGCATTTTTTCCGCAAGAAAATATATAGCTTGCAAGCTTCTTTTTCTTTGAATATTCATCCATTTCATCATGGAATTCTTCAAATATGACTAATGGCGGAACTCCTCGATTGCTGTGTAGGCGGTATAATAATTCCGTTGCCGCCCATTTGTAATAACTCCAAGTTTTTAAATCATTTTCTTCGCACGTTCGATCAACCAACTCCATATACCATCGAACGCATTCAATAGCACTATCTGTTGGCGTCATAGCTTCCTCCATAATAAGCAAAAGAAAAAGAGTCAATTAAGACTCCTCTTCATTTCTATTTTTCTTAGCTAGTGCTTCATTAACTTTCTTTTCAACCGTATCCTCCATTTTCTTTTCATCGCACCAATCGGTAATAAGACTCGTTCCTAATCCGATTAATGTTGCTGTTAAACTGATGACTTTAATTAATTTACTGTTCATGATGTCACTCTCCTTTCATAATAATACTTGTATTTTTTGCGTATTTTCCTGTTAATCTTCATCGAAAACATCCGGTAAGAAATTCATATCGATGACATATATTTCTAATCCATCATCCAAAACACTCTTATAATGATTGAAATCCACCCAGCATAATCCACTGTCAAGTCCCCAACCGATGTCATCTCCTCCGTCAATAGGCTCCAAACCGAGTAACTCGTATAAATAGTTAACCGAAATACGTCCGCCTAATGCGAAATCACGGTTAAGATAATATTCAGCCTGAATTACTCTGTTTACCGAACTTTCGAAATATCGCTTTGAAAACGAATCGTAAAACAATCTATTATCGTCCGGATTATGTTCTTCAAAATCAAGAGTTCCATTTCTGACAATGCCAACTGACGTCATATACATATCTTTAGTCCTTTCGACCGTTATGGCATCTACAATTTTTTGATGTGCTTCTTCACCATATAGTTCTTTAAGTTTTTCCTTGTAGTTTTGGTATGAATCATTTAGTAACGCATAGGCACTGGTTATTGAAGCTTGAGCCCGTTTGTTTAAAGTATTCGCTCCAAATATGCAAACTATCGTTCCGATACCGGTTGCTACTGCTGGAATGTAATAAAACCATGCCGAACGAATTGCTTCAATTTTAGTATAAGCGTTTGGGTCCCCTTCATGATTTTCTTTACTATCGACACGAATTTTTCGCAACGCTTTGGGAGTGCTCCAAACTGCCAATACAGAAGTCAGAACCACTCCTCCAGCACCAATGCATGACAAAATCGTTGGCGAAGTCTTTTTCAAATCGATTTTCATATAAACTCCTTTCTTACTTCATAGCACGGAACAAATCGTTAACATTTGTGGCTACGTTCCTTGCTACTGAAAACATTAACTGACTAGCGGGTGTAATTTTAGAATATCGAGATACCAATTCGATGAAATCATTCGTGTATTTAATGAATTCATTAATACTCCCACTTCTTCTCGGATACAGTCTATCGGCGATATAAGATTTAAGTTCGTCAATAGCCCATATCGAATAACTTGCTTTTTCAAACTCTTCTCTTCGCTTGAAATATGGCGGCATGTATATGTCGATTTTATACATATCGCATAAAATCAAATCAAGTTGATCGATAGACACTCCTGCTCCTCCTTTCTCAAAATTGAAAATAAAAAGAAAGACTTAGCGGACTCGAACCGCCATCTCCAGATATTCATCTGGTGCTCTACAATTAAGCTATCATCTCTCCATAATACGCCTTGTATATTTTGCGAAGCAAAAGAAAGAGCCGCTGTAAGCGACCCTCTCGTACTAATTTAAACCAATACTCTTAAGTATATTTACAAGCTCATCCTTTCCGATTTCAGCATCTACATCCACGTGCAGGTGTGTTTTTCCATCGGCAATCGTCGTGGTGACTTCATTCAACTGAATATCTATATTGTATCCTGTTTTCTTCCGTATCACCATTTTCAATGCTTTTGAAATAATCCCTCTCGTGAATTTCGATACTATTTTCATCTCATCCATGCTCCTTTTACTCCTTTCAAGAATGTTGATTTTTCTCATAAAAGGAACTGTGATTTTAGCGAAAAAGAAAGAGCCCTTGTTAGGACTCCTCTTCCTCTCTGTTTTTCAAAAAGTCAATATCAGATTGGCTGTACCCCTGTCTTAATAATTCCTCATCCGGAATCTCATCGACATGCTTCAAAAACCATTCTTTAATATTACTCATAAGAAATCACTCCTTTCATAATACGCCATGCAATTTTCGCTTAAACATCTCTTCTATCAAAACATGTTTCCCATCTTTGCCTCTGAATTGGTTTCATTTTCAACGCCCACATCATTTGTCTGATAGTTACAGTTGGATATATACCGTCCGTACACTCTCCAGCTCTATCGTCAAAATATTTTTTGAAATTCGGATGTAAATATAATCTATCGGTAAGCCATGTATCGATTTCACCCCACCAGGTAGTTTTGTTGTCTGGATTGTATCTTTGCTGAATCACCGCCAGTCCTTTTTTGCCGATTTCAAATAATGTACATCTGCTATATACGGGGTGGTTACACTCATATATACGTCCGTACATTTTTGAATAAAAATCAGGTTTTATATAATGATATCTCATTTGTTATCACGCTCCAAAAATGCAAAAAGAAAAGAGCCTTGAACATCTCGCTCAAAGCCCCTTTCAATTTTAGCTTATGTTTCTATTCTTCTGACTCTTCCTCGGAATCGTTCTCCATGTCCAGAACTTCCTCCAGAGTTGGATATAAATTTTCATATTCTTCGTCACCTTCTCGCCCGTAGTAATCTAATTCTACGCTGTGACCGCAATGAGGGCATACCAATATATCTTCTCCCTCATCTTCAAATTCCATTAATTCTCCACACTCGTGGCAAATATACTCTCTACTGAACATAGCTTTAACTAACTTATCATTGAAAAAACTCATAGCTAAAAATCTCCTTTCATACCGTTCAGTCTTATATACATAAGTATACAGACTATTTACTGTAGTTCAAGAGATAAAGCTTTATTCTCTCATAAAAGTATATGTAAAAATCACGAAGAAAAATAAAGAGAACATGCTGTAAACACGCTCTCCTTATTCAAAATTCTGTTTTTACTTTTTAGTCGGTCTAAAACGATTAAATAATCCTTTGAATGTTGTTGAGGTATATGCCCCAGTTTCTTCAAACTTAAATCCTTTATTCATCCATATTCCATAGAACACCAAAGGTATCATCAATTCTGCTGCCGCAATACCAACTTTAAAATATCGATCTTTAATCTGTTCTGAGATCTGCGTACGTTTAATATCTTCGTCTCGTAATCCGGCTTCTTCTTCCATTTTACGACGATCGTATTTCTCGTCCGCTTCCCACAGATTCTTATTCTCCTCGATTCTAAGTTTGTACAGCATTGCTAAATCGCTGATTGCCTTCGATTTCTCAGTACTACCGTCTTTCATTTCAGATATAGACTGAATCTCTGCTGCAATTTCCTCATCCAATAATTCGTTGATGTTTTCATTCATTTTAATAATCTCCCTTCTGTAATTACTGAATTTCTTCCATAATAGAGAGTGTTATTTCTGCGAAATATAATCGTTCAAGTCAACGTCTAATGATATTGTTTTATTCGTATAAAGTTCATTGACTTTCCCTGCATAAATTTCAAGAAATAAATACGGAGTGCTGTCTGGATCAGAACTGTCAACTCTTATGGTTCCTATTGTTTTTTCTTTCTGTTTTCTGGTACAATACCAACCTATGAATGCTCCAATTAAGAATCCTATAACACTTGCAATAACTGTAACTACCACTTGTTACACCTCCTTCAAAAAGTTTTTCTGAAAAATCCCATCCGCAATTTTTCAAATATCAAAATATCATGTTTTCCGGTAACCTTCGTCCTGTTTCTAATCTAGGATAAAAAGAAAGAGCCCTTGTTAGGACTCCTTCACAAAGGTGTTTTCAAATGCTTCACATAGTTTTTCAGTCATTGCTGCGTACTCCTCTGGAAATTCTTTACTGATGGCAATTTGTGAACTAGTAATTCCTTTTTGGTATATAAATTTTCCGATTAATACCACTCCGATAATCACACCTCCAGTCCCACCAATAAGTCTTCCTATCTGTTTTGCTGCAACTTTACTGTTAATCTTTTTTAATTCTTCCATATTCGTTCAACTCCTTTCATAATACGCCTTGTAAATAATGCGAAAAAGAAAGAGCCATTGCTGGCTCAATCCTCTGAACGTCTTCCAAACGGGTCTAATCCCATATGTTCCATAGCATCAAAACATTTCATCGTATGGTTTTTCATAATCTCTTCTGCTTTACCGTCATTTAATATTCCTAATTGATTAGCAACATTACATACATCAAGCATATTAGCATGAAACACCAATCTCATCTTTGCTACTTTCTTTACAATACTCATATTTAATACCTCCGTTATAATGTTATTCTTTTCATAAAGGCGTATGTAATTTTTGCGAATGTTACTGTCGTTCTTTATCTAACAGCCAAAAGAATTTTCTATATAGTTCGTAATAGACATCCTTGCAACATGGAATATCTAATCTAGCTTTCAGTATATCGTACGAACACCCTTCTGTAACACCAATAATAATATAATCTGCCAAATCTGAATCTGTTAATTTTGCAGTACGATTAACCATATCTATTCTTTCTGAATAGAATGCTCTGAGTGTTCCTATTTTAGCTGTTGGATTGCTCAAGACTCTAACGGTAGCTACAGAAAATGTATTAACACCACTTGATTGAAAACCATTCAGAGCTGAATGCATTTTCTTCCATATAGGATACTGCAAACAAAAATGCTTTAATTCGTAATATCTATGTTTCTCTATCCAATATGGATTCTTCTCTGATAACTCTGCTCTTAAAGTTGTTCCCATTAAATATAATCTCCTTTGCTTTATTACCGCCGGTGATTCTATTCTAGGTTAGAATTGACGAATAGTAAAAACAACCTCAGTGGAAAAATATATAAAAAAGAAGAGGCGTTGTTTACGCCCCTGCATACCTCATTTTCGATAATCGAATACGCATTTTTCGTAGTTCTACACTTAGTTGTTCCGCTTTGTGATAATCTCTTGTTCTTAAAAGCTCATCCTCCATTGTGCGAATTTTCCTAGATAATTGTTTCTGATCGTTACACATACTCGTACCTCCTACTTTATGATTTTCTCATAATAGACAATGTACTTTTTGCGCTCGCCATCTTATCATTGTCGCATCACACGGATAGTCCTCGTATCCCAATGTATCATTTGTAATTATTCCATCAACAACACCTTGTATTATTTCCGCATCATATTGTTTATATGGAAACAGATTTTCTGGAAGATGTCTATGTATAGAACCACAAATATCACATCGATATCGTGGGATTTCTATAAACCTTGCTCTTCCACCTTTTGTTCGTATAATTCTGGGGACTTTATCGTAATATTTTAAGTGAGAACCACAAGAGCTGCATATTACATTATTCAT